AGCTTTATTGCTTATTTTTGCCGGCAATATAGCATTAAAGGCATCCTTGATTCCGCCCACTCTGGCCGCCAAGTAGCCGAATGTATTGGAAAACGGCGACTTCCACCCAGGAAACATCATAAACATCACACTAAGCGAGCCGAAAATGATGGTCCAAGGGAATAGAGTGGTCGTGAATGCGAGTGCCGGTTGTTTAAAGCCACAAATCTGGTCAGTAAGCGAGAGATTGAGGAAGAATTGTGTTATGAAAACGAGGGCAAAATAAATGAATGTGACTGCTTTGTTATCGACAAAGTATTTAAAGATGGAATATGCCAATGTGAGGACAATAAACAAAATGAGCGAAAGTATGGAGAGGTTCATTTGATATATTTATATACATATTCGACAATAAAAATTTATTGGTAAATCGTATATGAGCAGTTCACCGACATTAATAGAACCGGGTGTTAAATACTTTTTTAACCAAACCCTTAAACAATGTAATGTTAAGAGAAACAGTTTATACAATACGCTCTGTAATTTAGGGTTATTCGCGGCGTTTTTAGGCATATTTCTCTCGATTTTGTATTATAAGAAGAAGGCTAAGAAGAATGGCGTGGAAATAGAGGAGGAACAGCAACAAAATCAAGCACTCATTCTCTCTAAAATAAAGAATTACAATGACGTAAAATTGAGAGAAAGCCAGGAACTCATAACAAATTTGCCATTACTGAATGCCCAGGAAATAATGTTACAAGGATATTCGCATTACAATTGATATTGCCAAATAATTTTTAACACATATATTTATATATCAAATATGACAACTGTTGAAGAAGCAATTACAACATATTATCAAAAGAAGGCAACTTATGACAAGGATTATGAGTGTAAAAAGGAGACGATTCGCAAAGATGGAGGGTTGTCTGAGACAGAAAAGAGAGAGAAAATCCGGAAAATAGTTCGCAAGTGTATCGTATGTGAGTCATCTGATGGCACCATTTTCTCTCAAACCGGCCGAATTCTCAGTGCTATATGCGGCAATCGCGCCAATCCCTGTTCTTTAAACATAAATATAGAGAGACCAACCGTTAAAAGGTTTGCCGATGTTGAAGAACAGTTGGATTCCACAATCGATAAGTTGAAAGATGACGTCATTCTCAGCAAATATAATATTCTTTTTAATTTCTCTCTGTTTGACGACGCATTTGTCAATAAAGCGGACGAGATTCGCAAGAAAATAAAGGATTATGATGATTTGAAGAAGAGATATGCTGAATTGTATACGAAAGCAACGCGCATTGCCGAGAGAAAAGAGAAAGCAACAAAAGAAGAATATAATTTCTTGTTGAGAGTTGGAGAATTAAAAACAATTATTAAAGAGTCGTCGTCGTCTTCGTCAGATTCATCATATGTGAACGCCAATGAGCATTATATAAGTATTATGTTGCCGATGTTAAACAAAATCCGCCAAGACAAGTACGATACAATTGATGTTGTGCGTGAGACAGCTGACGGAAACGTCCTTATGAAAGAGGATAAATCCGATAAGGGAGAGTTCATGCGGCTTATTCGCGAACAAGTTTCTCTCAATAATGACCTCATTTCAGTGACATCGGGAGTCGTCAACTCGAATGAATCTAAGAAAGAAAAGAGAACTAAACCAGTCACGGCAAAGGCGAAGAAGACGTCGACCACCACGGGTACACTGAAAAAGAAGAAGTTGGTTATTTCTGAAGAAGAACCACTTGACTTAGTTGAAGGAGCAGAACAAATATCTCCTTAAAGTGTATACCAATACATGAAATACATTGATGTTCCTACGTTTATCATCGCGTTCTCTATTGGATTGTTCTTCGTTTATGTGTCAGCCCCTAAAAAGCAGACCATACTCGTTTATCCAACACCAGACAACCACAAAGATGTGCTTTACAAGGATAGGTCCGGTATGTGTTTTTCATTTAAGCCGGTTGAAACGGAGGAGCCAGTGGATAAGGGGCTTTTAGGTATATTTCCAGTACAGTCGCTCAATAAAGGCTTTACAGACCAACAATAAACAATTGTTTAAACAATAATAAATAGTATATAGCATCTATCAATATCAAAACATTTAATAATAAAAAATAAATGTTTTCATCTAAAAATAGCAAAAAAGTATGGTTGTGTCTCATTGGAAATTTTGTTGCGATGACGCTAGTTCTATCAGTCGTATGTATTTTTAGAGATGAACAAAGTAAGTATTTTCGATTTGGACCACATCCAGACCTCATAGTCATTAGTATTAAAATAGATACATGGAACAAATGGATTATATTAAATATATTTATTGCCTTGATTAAGGGGTGTGACGTTTTAGTAAATGAATTGGGAAGCCCGATTCTTGGATTTAGAGTTTACAATCCAGATAAAAAGAATATCGATGATTTCAACAAAAATGAGCTTAATTTCTTGGCAAACTCAATGTGGTTCACAAATTCATTTCGCAATATATTAATGGCTGTAATTACAGTTACACAAATTGACATTGCGTTTAGCGGAATGTTTATATCAGAAATAGTAAGCATTTTTACTGTTAGACACTTGCTTAATGGTAAAACATTTAATAAAGAAGATAAAGACGAAGATGTTGAGTTATTACCGTATTAGTTTTAAAATAGAAGGAATATATATCAAGACATAATGAACTTCACTCGCATTCTCCACTCTGAATACGGACGCTATGTAATTGCTATCATACTTGGTCTCGGACTGGCAACATTGTTTCGAAGGGTATGCAAGGAGAGAAACTGTCTTATGTTTAGGGCACCTGATTTAGAAGAAATAAAGCAGAAAACCTATAAATTTAATGGGAAATACTACAAGTTTGAGGAAAATCCAGAATCGTGTGATGGACGCAAGAAAATCGTTCAATTCGCTTAAATTACTTATTTTTAGTTTATAAATGAGTTCCAATGCTACGCGTATAGATGACTTGCCTGGTGGTGATATGGGTGGGGGTGGCGGAATGATGCCGATGCCAGGTGGTCCCGCTCCTGCATTGCCTAATGCTCTTCAGCCTATTTCAACAAGCGTTCATGAGCAGAATATGATGTCGCAACCAACATTTCCCCAGCAACAGCCACAAATGGGAGGAGCACCACAGGTATATAACCCCAATCAATTCGGACAAGCACCAATGTCTCAACCAATGGCCGGCCCTATGTCGAGTGACACCATTAATCAGATTATGAGCACCATTAATGTTGCAGGAAACCACTTGCCCAGTCGCGACATTCCGATGATGAACCCACACGACGATCAATCTCGCCCTAATTATATTTCTAGTGGAGGAAATGGTGGCGATTACATTCAGCAATATTCCGACTTTGCTGAGATGGCGAAACGAAACAGTCACAATGAAGAAAAACAGGGCGGCGACCTATTCGACCGTCTCCAGATTCCAGTCATGTGTGCTGTTATCTTTTTCCTGTTTCAATTGCCAATTGTGCGAAAATCGCTGTTCAAATACTTGCCTTCTCTCTATTTTACAGATGGCAACCCTAAGATAAGTGCTCTCCTTGTTCAAGCACTAGCGTTTGGTGTCGGTGTATACTTGCTTAACACGTTTACTCAGTGATTTTTTTGTAAATAGTTTATTTATATATTGTCATGAGTGACATCGATATTTTTAGCAAGCAAATAAACATAATGATAGACAACTTAGAGAAACTGCCAAAATTGGGAGACGTCAACTTGGTTTTCGAGGGAGGTTCTCTCAATGGATATTATTTGGTCGGTGTAGCGATGTTTCTAAAAGAATTGGAGAGAAGAGGCGTATTTAATGTCGTCAAAGTGTCAGGAACAAGTATTGGAGCATACATTGCGTTTCATTATTTGAACGACACATTGGCTGCTTCTTACAAACACAGTCTTTATGCAAAACAATCTGTTATAGAGAGACTGAACTTGTCTTATTATAAAGAGGCAGTTGCTGCTGATGTTTCTGGTGTCGATTCCACTGCATTCAACAGTCGTTTATTTATCACTTATTATGATGTGCTTCCGGAGAGAAGACGGGTGGTTCAAAGTGAATATGCTGATGTCAGCAAGTTGCGTGATGCTTTATGTTCCGCAGCATATTTGCCAGTTCTCATGGACGGTGGCATGACATATGCGTGTGAACATGGTGAACGAAGATGTATTGACGGTGGATTACCACATTTGTTTGATGATGACAAACAGAAAACGTTGTATGTTAAGTTGAGCGGTTGGAATAAATTGGGAACTATGTTTAATCATCGTGGAGAGAAGAATGGACGTGGTCGAGTATGTGAAGGTATTGTATCGGCATATAATTTCTTCTTATATGGCGAAACTGGTAGCGATATGTGTAGTTGGGTGTCGAATTGGGGGACATTTGACCGAGTTGTTTATGGATTGAAGCACGTATTCTGTTTGATTGTGTCACTAATTGTTTGTGGCTTGGTACTGGGATGGCGCTGGTTTCTCTCTAATAACCCGGGATATGATGCAATTGTTGATGGATTACTGAGCGACGCGGATTTAAGTATTTTAATAACAATTTGGGTAAAAATAAGCGATACATTAAAAGATATTTTGATTGTTATAATGAAATGATTTATTGTGGTGGTTGTGTGAGTGGCTCTGTTGTTTGTGTGTCATTCCAAGTTCTACTCGAGCCATTCCAATCCAACTTGTTGGTTCTAGGACTACGCTTGTACTTGAACACCGAGAAACCACCAGGCATAAGGGCAGGAAACACCCAATTTCTCTCCTTGTAAATGATCGTTCCATTACCATGACTATCAACTCGTTTTCCATCAATCAATTCAAATGCAGTGGTTTCCATGAGAGAATCGGGCTTTAATTGACTGAGACTGTCAACTAAATTGAGTAGCTTATTCTGTTCACTGTCTCCAATATAATTGTCCTTGAATCCGATAACAGTTGCTTCGAGGTTAGGACACAGCCAATGCGATTTGTAAATAACTAGAACATTTGTATATCCATCGGTGTTTGCTTTGGAAAGCACCTTTCTTGCTGAGTGGTTGCGATGATAAGCAGAAACAGACGCATAGCCAATGATTCCGGCGAGTGCGAGCATTTTTAGGTGAGTTGATTATAATATAAATAGTTTCATGCCTTTAAATCTGTTTCAATTGATGCTTTTGTGTCGCAATAATACTTATGTTTCAACATAAATTCTTTCATAAATTTGGGTTGAAATTTGCAAACTGGGACGAGTTTGCTATCTTTTTTTAATTTATTATTATCAATCACACGGGGATTTGTTTTTACGCAACGCAATTTAGTCTGAAAAGTATAATTAACAGGAAAACAGACATACCACTCAGTAAAAGAATCCATTTTGCTTTTGATGATACATACTATTTGTGTTATCATTTTAAATCGTTTTAAAACCACTTGTTTTTACTGGGTCGTGTTTTCCGCGTCATTTTTCGCTCTTTTCTCTCGTTTGCCTCCTCATAGGGTGAATATTTGAGGAAATACCTCTCATACTCTGTCGTTCCCTTCTTGTCTTTCAGTTCTTTGTATTTCTCCACCTTTTCAGCACGCATATCTTGGATTGTCTCCTGTTTTCCATAACAATTTATAGAAAACCGGCGAAGAACACCATCTTGTGACAACCGATTTCTCTCCTGTATCTTGAACAATGCTTCACACATGCAAAGAATTCGGGTTGGGTTGTAATAAGGGCGATTCACATATAAGAACGCCAAATACAAGTTCAACATGGTGTCGATTGTGGCGATTTTCAGTGATTTACCGTTGGTTTTTATGATATTGTAACTATGACATGCGAGCGGCTGGTAAATGAAAACAACCGTCTCTCCAGCGACAGTTATTTCATAGTGAGGAGCAATAATTTCGCCTATTCCAGGACGTCGAATAATTCTCACTTTTGTAAAATTGTTATATTCGAGACGTTCCTTTAAAATGCGGGCTGTCTTGGCTGGATCAATGGAGAGAACATCAAAATCCGGCACATTTGGGATCTGTTCCTTGGCGAATTCAGGCAAATGTTTCATATAAAGTCTCTGTGCCATAGCACCAAAAAACACAACACCATTGTCAGCAAGCGTTTTGAGAGAAACTGAAAACAATTCGGCTCTCTCGTTTTCCGGAACATTTGTCTCGAACAAACGCTGTATTTCAATGTTTTCGCATTTCACATCTTCGAGTGGATAATTCTTATTTAAAAGAGCAAGACGTTTTGCCACTTTTTCCCAGCGTGAAACATCTCCACGAGGACGAGACAACTCCAAATACATGGCCATTCGCAAGAAATTCGGCGGGCAATACAAGATTCCGTCAATGGATATAGCATCCTTACGCAGATTCCTGTATAATTCAGGCACTATCTGAGTTAAATCGGCGACTGGAATGAAATTGACGAATACCTTGAAAGTTCCGACATGAACCCCCGATTTCGCTTCAACCTCGGTATATCCCTTGCGGTAGTAAATGTCGGCCAGTTTCTTGGCATGATCCAATGCTTTCGGCGAATAACAGTCATAATCGGGAATTTCTAGGTCGTGGTTGTAGAACTGGTCTTCTTCGGGGAGAATGTTGTTGATTGCAGTTCCACCGTAGCAAATAAGTTTTTCATCACGCATAAAATCCTCCATAATGGCGATGATATCGCGGACTTTGGGGTCATCCACAATAGATTTGCCCTCTAATTCTTCAATGGTGTCGACTGCTGTGCGAACTATGGCCAACTCACATTCTTGGAGAGACTGTCGCTTTTCGCATTTGACACGTTTTTGCTTTAATGTTTTTGACGCGGGCATGTCTATATACTATTTTGCGAGATAATTACTTAAATAAATTCATTTAAACAAAATCATATTTTAAATGAATGTATACGAGTGGATAAAAACATTTTTCGGTGAATTGACAACAAGAGCGTTTTTGTTTTTAGTGAGAAATGATACAGCTTATTCCGGTACATGGAACAAGCCAATCGGATATTTTACGGATGAATATCATTTAGAACTTAAAGAGAAGGAGAAGGCAATTAAATCGTGTGCTTGTAATACGGTTTCTCAATAGTTCTAGGGGCATAGGACATCTTCGGGTCTTGCGGTTGTGGTGCGGTAATGGTTACTGGAAAATACCGCAATTTCTTCGGTTTCAGAATAAATGCGTGGCCATGCTCGTTAAAAAGCGTTAAATAATACTTCAAGTTCTCGTCGAGTGTCTGGTAATTCATGCAAACGAACTGGCATCCATACTTATGATGGAGAGAAGCAGGCATATTCGTGCTCTCATTTGTTAAATCTGGTGCGACTATGCTCATATTTTTCTTGTTATGTTCAGTGAGTTCATCGGCATCGTGCGTGTATGTGACGTCATAATTACGCAATCCACGCAGAAATACGGAGCCACTGGTTGTATTTACGATTTCTTCGAAGACTGGAACCTTGCGAAAGTGTTCATTGCCAGCATCGCATACGACGACGACTTTTCCAATGAATTCCCTAAGTGAAACCGCGCCCAAGTTCTCTCCGTGTGCTTCATTCTTATATTTCTCTCCAAGAAGACGTTGGCTAAAGTGGGATTTAATGGACTTCGCCATACTCTTGTAAATGTCCTCGCGATTTGACTTGATTCTGAGGTGAATGAACAATGGATCATTTGCATTAGGGCATGTCGATGATGAGAATGCATAACGAGCCACAACGTTCATGACATCATCAAATGGAAGGCTGTTGTATGTCTCCTTGAGATGGTAACTACTCTCAGATGACGCAGCAACTACCGGTTTGCCATTGAGAGAATAGATTTCAAAGTCGAGGAGACGGGCACCTTGTTTGATGACTTGTTT